TCGCAGACTTTCCCTCACCGTCCAATACGGCACCTCCTGAACCCATATTACGGGTGCCTTCCATTGTATATTGATCGTAACGAGTCTCGCGACGAACTTCTGTACCACCTCCAAAAAGACCTTTCTTATGTTTATCGGAGGCATGAGTTCTAGATGATTCTAAAACTTTAGGATCATTTGCACGATATTCAATTGTATATCCATCTTTACCTGCCTTAATTTTATAAGACGAGTAAGGAGTATGTGGAATATTGAATGCAGGTGGTTGATGAACCTCAGGTTGAGGTTTCAGTAAATGTCCCAGAATACCAATGTGAGCAACTCCAACAATTCCACCAACAGTAATAACAAACCACTTCATCGGTTTCATAGTTTTTACCTCTTTCTTGGGTTCTGGATAGTAGTCGCCTGGTTCCTCTTTGGTACTCTGGAATAATTTCATGGCAATCTTACTCCTGAGGATGGTCCTGTCTCACCAAAAGGTATGGATGGACCAGTTTCTAAAGGAATCAAACCATCCATCAGACCTGGTAGTTCATCAGTGATTGCTCCTGCAACTAGTTCTGTTAGACGTTCTCGCGCTTCTTCTCTCCACGCATCTTGATTCATGACAACATAAACACTCCCACCGATGACTGCCAGTGAGGTCAGTCCCGATAGGAGTGCAACTACATTAATTAATTTTTGCATCGTCAAGAATTCGAGTCGCTCCTATTTAGCGTTTGAAGAGCGTCCATGGTGTACAACTCACCATCTTGCAATGTTTCATCATGAAGATTCGCAATGTCTAACAGACCTTCTGCGGAATACCAAGGAGCAGTTTCCCAGTCGAAACCTTCTCCGAAGGTGTTGTCGGCATTAACGATATACCAGTGACAAGATGTGTCAGGGACATCAACAGCACAATGAGACCAATCATCTGACCATTGGGGGACTTGAACCCATAGAGTTACTGCAAACAGAAAATTAAACAAGTGTGCCATGTGTCCTGCGGATTTCACGAAGTTCTTCAAAGTTCTTCTGTTTTGTTCCACCATCATACGCCCAGGCGTATCCCTCGTCAATCATTTGTTCGTTGAGCGACACATCTGCGTCCCCAATGTATAACCACCCGAGAAGACGACCATACTTCCCAACACCGCCAACAAGCTCAGTCCTAATGACAAGATCATCATCACCAGCGATAGCGCCGTCCAGTTTCTCTTTGAGCCAGTTTGTTGCGTCGATTCCAAGGGCTTTCTCCTCTAGGTCTCTCGTTCTTTTCTCTGGCGTATCCACACCAGCAACTCTAACTCTCTCTTTTTTATAAAGGTCAAAACCGAGATCAATTGTGACATCGATCGTATCCCCATCGACGACTCTATTTATTTTCGTCACTCGGAAGTTGTAACAACTCTTCCGACTTGGAGGTGTCATTGCGCCCATTGGTTTTATCGTATCTACAGTTATATAGGATTATAAGGAGAGATATTCCATTTATCTGGGGAAGCATCTCCAGTTTCATATAGTTTTTCTAGGTTTTCTATTGATTTATATTTGATAATAACATTGAATCTATGATCAGATCTAAATGTAGTTGCTCTATGTTTCAATTGAGAATCAAAATAAATTAATCGATTTGGAATTGGTGGGACACCAATCACTTGATCATTTACAAAAAACTCAGTGGATCCTAGATCATTAAAATGCCAATTATCATTAGGATAGTATAAAAATGTAAGATCTCCTTCCTCTTCAGAGTCGGTATGAAAGTATGGAACTTCCTTTGGAACAAATAAATTTACATGCATCCAATATATTTCTCTACCTGGTGCATATTTTTTAGTCGTATCACTAAAAAGTTTATATATTTTTTCATTCTTATAGATGTCTGCAACCATTCCCGTAGGAAGAAATTGACTTGAATCTGCAACTCCATAACGAAATCTAGCGTTCTTACAATAATCTAAAACAAACTTTCGTTCTTCTTCAGTAAGAAAACTATCTTCAGCCGTGATCATTCTCGTCCTCTTCAAGTTCTGCATACGCCATCTTCATAATGGTGTATATGTAATAAGCAACGCCCGATAGAAGAATAACGAGACACCAGATGATTGACCAGGTGACTCCGTTTGGATCTTCCAACGGGCGTAGAAATAAATTCATTGCAGGTATGACAATTACATACCTATTTAATGATCATCTCACATCGTGTCCACCGAACATGGCGCGCATACCGTTTAGAACCTTGGCTGCGAAAGCACCAAGACGGCGCGACTCAAAACGTGACCACAACGCACTACTGATGACAGGAGCGGGTACGCCAAGGTCCACAGCAGCATGGACAGTCCAACGACCTTCCCCACTATCGGAGACGCCCCCAGCGAAGTCACTAAGCTCTCTATCCCTGCGTAGTACATCCGCAGTAAGGTCAAGTAACCAAGACCCAACAACGCTACCGCGCCTCCAACACTCAGCCACTTTAGCAACGTCAATGTCGTAACAATAATCTTTCGGATTCTCCATCGGAGCAACCTCAGCATCGCCCTCTTTAACATAAACTGACCCAGCATTAGCCTCATGCAGGATATTAAAACCCTCGGCGTAGGCTTGCATGATTCCGTATTCGATTCCATTGTGAACCATCTTTACAAAATGACCTGCACCAGCTGGACCAGCGTAGATCCATCCATACTCCTCAGGGTAGAGAATATACCCGTCTGTGTCATTGGTTCTAGGTGCGGCACCGATGCCTGGACTGAGTGCATCAAAGAGTGGACGGCAGGTGGATACTGCAGAATCTGCACCACCAACCATAAGACAGTATCCACGCTCCAAGCCGTAAACACCACCACTAGTACCACAGTCAAGATATTGGATGCCAAGTTTAGCAAGCCTTTCTGCTCTCCGTCGAGAGTCCTTAAAATTGCTATTGCCATGATCAATAATAATATCGCCTTCCACACAAAATGATAGTAACTCATCGAGTGTCTCCTCTACTGTTTCTGCTGGTACTACCATCATATAGACTCCAGGAGATTTTGACTCTTCCTGTGTAAGGGTTCCAACACCTGTTTTTACTACTTGAACAAGGCTTTCCAAAGAAGTGGTATATCCACTGATATAACCCTTTTCATATTGTTCTTCAGCTTTTTTAACATTGTTACGATACCCATGTACTTCGTGTCCTGCTGCGATAAGACGGCGAGACATACCTTCTCCCATCCGTCCGAGTCCAATCATTCCAACTTTCATTTGAATCCTCCTTTCGACTTCGACTTTTTCTTGTTCTTTTTAATATCTAAAACTTGTACTGTACACCCAGTAAAATTACGAACTGTTTCAAACCAGTAAGCTCTCAAGTGATCGTAATCATCAAATAGTAATTCCTTTTCTCCATTGTATGATAGAACGTATTGATGTCTATCATATGGTTCATCCGAGGTTTGTAAAAAGTACCTTGGATCTGTCGGGTCAATAGTGGGCGTCATGCGGGATAATCCCAATTAGTAATTGAATCTGTTTTTTGTTGAGGTCCCCAAGAACCATAACTATACAAATAAGGAATAGTCATGATAGGGCACTTATCTCCCGTGCATAGAAGATCATCAACGATTCTCCAGGATTCTAATACTTCTTCGGAGTGAACGAAGTTGGATTGGTTTCCTTGAATTGCATCATACAATAATTTTTCATACCCGTCAACTCCCAACCAGTCTGGATAACGATGGGTAAGAGTTGCAGTTTCTACGTCATTCTTAAATCCAGGCGCCTTCATATCAATTCTGATATCAAAGTGTGGATGTGGTTGAAGACGCATCACAATACGATCATTATATTCATGTCCGCTGAACAACTGTTGTGGGGGAGACTTGAGTTTTACAACAACCTCAACACACTGATAAGGCATTTTCTTACCAGTCATGAAGTGAAATGGAACACCCTCCCATCTCCAGTTATCGATATATATGTCACCTGCAACAAAGGTTGGAGTTTTTGATTCGGGATCTACGCCCTCTTCATCTCTATATCCATTGTACTGACCACAGATTAGTTTAGTACCCAATCTAGATGCAGCAAGAACCTTTGTCTTCTCTCTACGAATCTCTTTAGCATCCATCCTACATGGCGCTTCCATCGCAATCAATGCAAGAACCTGAAGCATGTGGTTCTGCAACATATCTCTAACTGCACCTGCAGTTTCGTAGTATTGAGATCTACCTTCACAACCAATAGTTTCGGTTGCATAGATTTGAACTTCTTCTACGTAATTCCTGTTCCAAAGTGGTTCCAACAGAGTATTGCTAAACCTAGTGGCAAGGATATTATTAACAGTATCTTTACCAAGATAATGGTCAATGCGATATACTTGTTTCTCGCGTAAACATCTGCCCACCACTGACTGTAAACTATCAGCAGATTTATAATCGGTCCCAAAAGGTTTCTCAATAATAACTCTGGATCTTTCTTGATCATCTACAAGCCCCGCTTCTTTGAGATTTTGGATTGCATCTGCATATCTCTCTGGTGGCACTGACAGAAAATAAGTAGTGTCTTCAATAACACTAGATACTGTTTCTGGTGCTGGTTTTAGATTCTTTAAAGTATCTACTCTAGACAAATCTGCAGACTGATAGTCTAGATGATGTAAAAATTCTTCGGGATAATCGCCACCAAGAGATTCAATCCATTGATCTCTAGTTGGTTCTCTCCTTGCACACCCAGTAACCACAAAATCACTTGGGAGTAATTTTTTCTCCCAAAGTTTATGTAATGCTGGAATCAATTTACGGCGACAAAGATCTCCTGTCGCACCGAATATAACAAGTCTACTCATCTATACTGTCCAGGAACATAATCTTCAAACCCCTCACGGAGATCGTCGAGCATCTTTCCATACTCTCGGAACATTCTATCTCCTGCGATGTATTGTCTTTGACGCATCCATACTGCATCAATTAGGAGACGACGTTGCTGATCACTGAGATCCGTGAAACAGAATTGACTCATTTGATTTTACCTTCGTTTAAAAAATATTCAGGGAGTGGACATCCCTTAAAGTTGTTAATTTCGTTGACTGATAACACAAACATTGTTACGAAACCAAGGCAGAAAGCAAAAAGCATTTGGGGAAAATTATAGTTCCCCATATACGCAGTAGGATCTGGTTCATCATCATGTGGATGAATATGCCTGGCGATCTTCTCTATTCGTTTTTTTCTTTCTTCCTCAGTTTCTTTTTTCATATCAACCTCGGTATCTCCCTGGCCATGTTAATTGCATACCAGATACTAACAAGGAAATGAAAAGAATTATGAAAAATGTTGTCATTTCATAACCTCCTCTTTTACTACTATGTCGCTTACGTCTGGTGGAAATGGTTCACGATCCTTTTCTCTTACAGTTAAGTGATCAGGATCAAGAATTCTCATCGCTTCTGCAAGTTCTTGGAAATGTTGGATCTCATCATTCATGATTCTCCAAATATCCTTATCATTATAATCTTCATATGCAAGATACTTTGCATATGTTTCAGCAGCGTGCATTTCTATTTCGTATGACAAATGGTATGCAGACATAGGAGCCAACCAATAATAAACCACATTGATCCAATAATAGACAAGTACGAGGTGTCTGGCGACAAAGCGATCCACCCAATAAGCACTACCGCCCCGACTTTCCATAAATTCAAGATGTTCGGTTTCATTGACTGATTGCTCGAAGTGTTCTTTCATTAAGTATACATGCCACTGACCACGCAAACCTAGAGATTCCCTTAAATGTAAGACACTCAAAAACGCAAAATAGGGTGCCCGAGCAATCTCCTCAAGCACCCAAAAACGTTGAAAGTGTCTACCTCTATAGAGATAGTCTATGATTGCAATAGTAACTGACAGTACGAACGTGTTAACCTTTTTCATGATAACCCCCTGGGTTATTGTTTTGGTTTATCCTTTGGTTCGATAGCAGATTGAACTGGAGGGGCAGTGTCTTCCTGTTTCTTGACTGCGGTCTTTCCGTTTCCATTTCCACCTGCCTTAGCAGGAGAAAGTCCGAAGGCCGCCAAAGAGCCGGAGAACACTGATGCAATGAAGGTAGGGTCAAAATCAAGAATTTTTTGACCGTTTGGAAGTCTGACGTAGCTAAACGTGAGAAGAGATGCGGACCAAATAAGTACGACAACTTTCACCAGATTACCAAGAACTTCACTCTTATCTTCATCATGGTCCTTATCTTCTACCTTAGCTGGTTTTGAACCACCCATATGATAGAAACAAGGCAGCTGTATTTAGAGAAGTGTGTAGTTATATATCCCTATTATATCTGGGATTACTAATATGGTTCTATTTCTGGATATTCAAAGTTTGGTATGATATTAGAGAAGTAATTAAAGTTTATTACAATTCTATATTTTTGATTTGTATGTGTACTTCCACAGTGTTTGATTCTTCCATCAAATATAACTAATCTATTTCCTACGGACTCTACTATTTCACCTGTTTCAAATTTAGTGTATCCGTCATTTGAATTAACATAATAAATTGCAGTTTTATATCCTGTAACATCTCCGAAATCGATATGCATTTTTGTTTCTAAAGGTACATGAGTAGCCATAGTCATATTTGCTTTTACTCTTAAATATGCACTTGCTTCTAGTCTATTTCTAATACCTTTAGTTAAATCCCAATGTTTACTAGCTATAGTATCCTGTGCATGAAAATGATGACAAAGTTGACAATTATGTGGATGGTCATTAGGTAATTGATTTTTAAGATTATCACCCACATAATGTCTGACTTTGGTGACTGCAAAGAACCACGCAAAGTCATCACTGATCATGGTGGTCCACAATCTTTCATAATCTTCTTCAGATAAAACGTTATCAATTATCTCCATATTTAATTGACAATTGGCATTTATATTCTTTAGATGTCATTTTATATCGAGTCACATACTTCTCGACATGTTCTTGACATTGGAACCAACAGGTTTTTCCTTCCTTACGATCATCAAGTCGCCATGGAAAGGTAGGTGCATGAGGAAAGAGTGCATCATCCTTAGACTTAGTAAAGACAAACTTGAAGTCTTCTTTCTTCGTCTTGCGAGGTTTCTTGGTAGTCGTGGTCTTCTTGTTCAGAGTCTTGACGTTTTTTTCGAGAGCCTTTTGAGTCCG